AATAATATTCCTTGTCGTGTGTAGCTGCCTCAATAATAGCTTCATCTATTTGTACACTAATAGCCAAAAAGTCATCAGATGACATGTTAGTGTAATTGAACTGTTGTTCGATAGACTCAGGCTCAAGAGGTGCCAGATACACGCCGCCAGATATTTGTTCAAACGATCGTTTTAGAAATTTAATTTGATCGAGAGGCTTCATATCGCTAGTCTTTCCATCTTTTGCAATATTGGTGTATTCTTGCCCCAATTCATGCATGATTGGTGCCACTGCATTGAATGTAAATTCAGATGCTGGATGTTTAGAGAAAATGACATCATCTCCGAAGACAAAGATAGCTACGTCTTCTTGAAATCTACGTAGGGAAGATGTTCCTGTTATTCGCATATAGCAGAACCAGTGATACATGAAATTTACAAGACAGTTGATCACAGTTGTGTAGGGATTTCCCGAAGGATTTCCATGTCTTGTCAAGTGCACCATATTGTAAGAGAGATGAAAAGTCTCTATCATCTCTTCCCAGAGAGTCTCTATGATCGCACGAATTTCTTCACTAGGAGGATCTATCACTCCTAACACAATCTTGCCCGCTGCACGCATGAAATCAGCTCGTAGACGTCCGTCAAATTGGCCGAAATCAGCATCGTTCATCTCCAAACCTACTTTCTTAAGCTCAAAAACCAGATATGACCATTCTGCAGAGCAGGGGTTTATTCCTACAGCATGAGGGAGCTCAATCCGTTTCTTTTGCCACTGTACTTTAAATGGCTCCAGGTACTTTCTCATTAAATACACTGTTTCAAAGGGAGCGGTGACAAAGAGTCTAGTTTTTCCAATGGCTACTTTCTCAATAGGTCGTGTTTCGTCTTTAAGACAATTCTTCCACAGAGATAACGTTCTTACTCTTTTCTTTGCTAGTTCTTCTTTCTGTTGAATTGCTTTTACAAGAGTTCTTCCATGTTCAACTTTGGTATTAAAAGTATACCTTTTCTGATCACTATCACCCCTTGTAATTACAAGATATGCACTTTTCTTCTTTCCTTGACTCTTGC